TAAAGGCGTACCACGATCGATTCGCGAGCGTGGCCGAAAAGAAGGGTAGACGATTGACACGTCGAGGGGGGTTTATATGTGGCTGAGATACTTCCACACCGAAAGTAGACTGATTAGAACGAATCGCAAGAGGGCGGTGGGGTGGTGTAGTACCACGTAGCGATATGAAATCCCTTAGCGAGCCGCGTGGTACTACATCTCGGAAGTGTTGAACAGGTTAGGGATACTTGAAGCAGCCTCAAGTTGCGGTTGGAAACCCGACACTCCGGGCGATAACCCCGTGCGGCCCGGTTTGCACCGTGGAGAGTGTGGCGGTATCGATGGTCAAACCCGCATCCGCGGTATTGCTCACCGTCGTGACCGGTGAACAATAGGGTTCGTGGGGGTCTGAGTGGGTCGAGACTGCCGCCGACGCTCTACCCCTACGATTCGCGGGCGTCGGGCCGTCTCGCTCCGGTATCGGGGATGTCGCCACACCCCGCGAGAAACCTGAGCGAGAGACCCCCGCTAATCGGTCTCAATCTCGGCGGTCGCGGTCGCGGTCGGGTCGGCGAGCCGCCGAGCGTCGCGCTCCCGTTCTGCCGTATCGAGAAGGCACTCAATTCTCTCTGTGAGTGGATGCTCGGTTAGCAGGTGTTTGTCAAGTTGGAGGCGGGCGCTGGCCACATCGCCACAAATCGGGCATCTTAGCGGCTTTTCTGCCATGTCCGGTATTTGCAACCCCATGACCATAATAGTTGCCTGCACTTTATTCCTAGTGGCGGAGGGCACTAAAATTGAGGGTTCAAGTGCCGTGCGCTCTAAAATCCCTCATGCCAAGAAACGGCATAGCTGTTGACGGACCGGCGCGGCGTTGTATCGACATGGCGGAGAGCGAATCGGATGGTCATACCATCCATGGCGTAGCGCTCGCGACGGATGACGTGGTTCGACACGAGGGCACCCGCATCCGGTGGAGTCCGGGTGCGCTCTCGAAGATGGCCGGAACCCTCGAATCACGGCCGCTTACGGTCCGACACACCGATGACGACCCCTACGCCACGGTCGGAGACATCACGAACGCATGGTTCGATGAGAGCGCGGAAGCAGTGCGCTTCCGGGCGAATCTCGCCGACGACGACCTCGCAGAGAAAATCGAAAGCGGCCTGCTGGAATTATCGCCTCGGGCCGGACTGCCGGAGGATTTGGACGCTCTTGACCGGCACGAGGACGGGCTGTCTCAGCTCATTGAGCGGCCGGATGCGGGCTCGTTCCATCACGTCGCCATCGTACCGCGAACGGAGCGGAGCGGAGAGCACATCCGGGCAGGGAGCGGTCCCGGACCATCCCCGACCTCAAACGGCTCACCGACCGCATCGGCTTCGGCGGGCGGCGGCGGCCGGACGGTTGATGCATCCAACGCGGCCGACGCGAGGGACCTCGCGGAGAGCGCCGCCACGGCTGATATGATGTTTGCATCCGCCGAGCGTGGCGTTCCCGTCGCCCGAATCTTCCGTGAGAAGGGCGTAGAGCCGCGCAACTACCGGAATGAGTACGACCTTCGCGACGCGCTCACCGAGGCGGAGAGCGGCGCGGGAGTCCCGGGGGAGCGGGAGGGAGTGTCGGCCGATGTGAGCGGCGACACAAGCCGCTCAGTGGACGCGCACGACGACCCGGACGCCTACCATGTGGATACGGCTGAGAGTGGTGAGACGGCGGCCACGGTCGACACGATCGCGGAGAGCGCCGCGACCGCTGACCTCATGGCGAAGTCGGCGGAGACGGGGGACTCGGTGGCCGACCTCATCCGCGAACGCTACGATATCGAACCCGACGACTACGAGGACGAGTACGCGCTACGGCAGGATATCGCGGAAGCCGCCGGGTCGGGCTACAAGGGCCGATGATAGGAGGGCTGTTCGGCGGCGGCTTCGACCGCGGCGACCGCGATGACATGGTGCGTTGCAAATCCTACGACGCCCTGACTGCCGGGCCGTTCCCGGGGACTCTTGACGGGGAGATACCCTGCTATCACGACCATGCGGGCTGTCGAGAAACGCAGGGCGAGGAAAACGTGAGAAACATCGAGAGACGCGAAGCGAAAGAGTACGCGGTGCCATGCCCGGAGTGCGTAGTTCCGGCGGGAGTGGCGTCGGACGGCGACCTCGCAACCCCCCGCGACGTAGCTGACGCCATGGATGACCCCCCGGACCTCGTGGTCGACACGATCGAGGTCACGGACTGAGCGCGCGCTCAGGGCTTGTGAGGGCGGGGATGACCAGTCCCCGCACCATGAAAACGGACCGTTCGGAGCCTCACGAATGGCATTCGCTTGAGCGCGGGTGGTCTGCCCCCGCATCCATCGGTAGGGAGCGCCGCAGTATGTGGGTTTCGGTGGGTCAATCTCTCCCGAACAACAGCCAGCGCCCCCGCTCCCAGATCGAGGCGGTGCGTCTCTCCCGCTCTAACTGCTGTAGCTCCCGCTCCCGCTCGACATACTCCACAAGCTCCGTGTGTTCGTCATACCGGCTGTTCGCGGTCTGTAACTGCCGTCTCAGCCGGTCGCGTTCGGCTTCCAAATCGTCCGCTTCGATACCGCGGCGGAGTAGCGCCCGGGCCGCGGCGGATTCGCTTATGCCGTCGGCTTCCGCGCGGCGGTCAATCTCCGCGGCCACGTCGTCGGCGACCCGAATCGTCCGTTTGTCCATATCTCCGCGGCGGAGGCGCGGACAATAAACCTCAGTCAGACGAGCGTCCGACGCGGGACCGCGGCTGACGAATCGGCGAGACGCGGCGGCCCCGCCGCGAAACCGACGCGGGGCGCGGCGGTCTCGTCGGTCTCGATCGCGGGGAGCGGGGCCGCATCCGGGCGGGGGAGGTTTTTACACCGGGTTTTATGCCTCGCGAGGACACAACGGACGGTAACAAGCCACGCTGAGCTATCGGCTATTGTTGTTTCTTCGGACCCCCGCAAGGGGGGGACGGGGGTAGGCTACTCAACCATCCCCGAAACGTGGATAAGGGGCACGTTGAGCCCTCAAACGCGGTTGGAAGCGGGACACACACCCGGAGAGGTGGTGTCGAGTGAGACACACACCCGGAGGCGGTGTCAAGTGGGCATCGGTGCGCGGGCCTCTTGACCCTTTTCCCTGCCTTCCGGGTGTCGAAACGATGCGGTGCGATCCGACGCCCCACAGATGACCAACAACACGCCGGAACGGCCGGCAGACGACCAGAACGCGGCGAATAGACAGCGGAGAGAATCAATCGATGCGCGGACCGAGGCGGATTTGAAGCGGCTATCTCGCGAGGACGGGCCGATCGTGGCGGGCGGCTGGGTTTTCGAGGACGGCGATAAGCACCCGCTACCGGGCGACGACCGCGAGCAGGGAGGTGAGCGAGCATGACCGCGGAAACGACGGCCGCGGACCCCCGCACGCTCGGTCCCGTCGTGGCTTGCGTCGTCCCCGGCTGTTTCATGGTCCGCGGCGTTCCGGCCGCGGTGGCCGACGAACCACCGCGTTGCGTCCGGTGGGTGTGTGACCGCCACGGCGACCCCACCGACGCGCTGCTCGCGAGGTGGTCCGCATGAGCAGCGACCGGACGGAGTTCGACGCCGACGCGATCCCGAAAGAGCTCCGCGAGCGGGAACAGTGGCTCATGTGGGACGCCGCAGCGGACGCCCCACGCCGGCCCCACTGGCGCGGGGATTTCTCCGTCTCGTGGTCCGACCCTGCGGACTGGCACAGTTTCGAGGACGCCGCCGCGGCGGCAGGCGAACGCGAGTCGTGGGGCGTGGGCTACGTTTTCGCCGCCAGCAACGACGACCACGCACGCGGCTTGTACGGCTGCCTCGATCTGGACGGCTGCGTAGCCGACGACGGCCGACCGAAGGACTGGTTGCCCTCGCTACAACCGTTTTTCGACTCGGGTGCGTACATTGAGCGGTCGCCGTCCGGCGACGGTATCCACATCCCGCTCGCGGGGTTTGAACCGCCTGAGTGGTGGTCTGACAGCCATTTCACCGACGACGAGCACGAGGGGGTGGAAGCCTACGGGAGCAAGTTCTTCACGTTCACCGGCGATGCGCTCCGCAACAGCGGTGACGACGTGGCCGACGCGGGCGAGTTCGTCAACCGCTGGCTCAGGGAGGCTCACAAGTCGATCACCGGCGACGACCCGCACGAGACCGAGCTCGCGAACGATTCGAGCACCGGCAGCGGCGGCTACTCCGGCGGCGGGCTCACTCCCGAGCAGGCCGCCGACGCCCTCGATCACATCAACCCGAACGTCGGCTATTCGACGTGGCGAGACATCGGGTTCGCCCTCGCCGACGAGTATCCTGATAGCCGGGCGCTCTCCCTGTTCGTGGAGTGGTCGCGTGGGGGGTCGAAGTGGGATGACAAAGCCCCGGACCTCGCGGAGCGCATCATCAACGACTCCGAAGCGGGGGGTGGCCGAACGATGGGGACTGTAGCGCGGCTCGCTCAGGAAAACGGGTGGAATCACCCCGGCGGAGGGCGGTCTCCGCCGCCCGAACCCCCGGTTGAAAGCGACGAGACCGCTTCCGCGGACGGCGGAACGGCCGTCGAAAGCGCCGACGCGGACGCTGGCGGCGGCCTGCCGGTTCCCGATGGGGACCTCGCCCGGCACGGCGGCGGTTACTCGATCTACCATCCGCCGCGCGAGGACGACGGCGAAGGCTGGTACGAACAGCTCACGAACTTTGAAATCGAGGCCCGGACGTTCCTTCGCGACCCGGACGGCGCGAACGTTCGCGCCGATCTTACCGTCCATCCGGCCGCGGGCAACCCCTACGACGTGACCGTACCGATGACGGTTTTCAACGAGCCCCGGCCGTTCAAGCGGGAAATCGTCACCGGGAAAACGACGGCTTACGAGGGGGACATGGACGATTTGACGACGCTGCGGAAGTTCGTGGGCAGGCAGGACGCCCCGGAGCGGACGGGTGTCGAACGCATCGGCCTGTTCGGCGACGCCTACGACGAGCTCGTCACGCCGACCGGGACGCTCGGTGCGAACGGCTGGCTTGACGAGCCGGAACACGCCTACGTCAAGCAGGGTATCGGGATCGAGGCGAAGTGGTCGCTCGCGAACGGCGGTG